TGTTCCAACAGTAGTTGGTAATGCTGTACGAACCATTGAAGCAATCTTAGATATTGATGCTATGATTGCTGCAGGTGCTACCATTGCTAATGGTGACATTTTCCAACTACTTGAAATCCCTTCTGAATCAGTAATGCTTGCTGGTGGTGCGGAAATCATGAAGTCCTTTACTGCAAGTTGTACTTGTAATATTGACTTTGCTGGTGGAGATGACATTGTTGACGGTGCTGCACTTGATGCTGCTGCTGGTACATACCTTGCAAAAGGTACTGACGGTGAAGCTAACATTGTAAATACAGGTGCTGCATCTACTTATGCGGCTGCTGCGTTAGCTCTTGTTGGTGCTGCAGATACCATTGATGTTGTTATTGCTGGTGCTGCTGCTGCTACTGGACGCCTTCGTGTCTATGCAGTAATTGCAGATATTTCGGCTGCTCACACTGAGGCTGGTGAAGCCCAACGTGATCTGCTGTAATATAATATATACTTTTGGGGCTGGCTATATGCTGGCCCCTTTAGTGCATCTTGAGGAAACATAATGGCTCTTACATTTCTTTCATTAACCAACGATGTTATTTCCCGTATGAACGAAGTACAACTTACTTCTAGTAATTTTACGGATGCTAGGGGTGTACAGATTCAATGTAAGAATGCTGTTAATGAAGCTATCAGATACATTAATCAGAAAGAGTTTGGTTATCCTTTTAATCATGCTACAGAAACTGCTACATTAGTTCCCGGCACAGTAAGATACACTTTACCTACTAGTGCTAAACACATTGATTACAATACTGCTAGGATTAAAAAGAATACTGATCTTAATGTTTCTGGCACTAACTTAGTTAAACTAGATTACAACGAATACATCAGTAAAGAATTTGCTAACCAAGAAGATGATATTGTTTCAACTACTTTAAATGGCTCACACTCTAGTTCTGTTACGACACTAACCCTTACATCTACTACAGGGTTTGCTGCATCAGGCACAGTACATATTGCTGGTGAGCAAGTTATCTATTCTGCAATATCTGGCAATGACCTCACAGGCTGTACTAGGGGTGCTAGTGGCACTACTGCAGCAACGCATAGTAGTGGGGTAAAGGTAGCTCAGTTTGATAACGGTAGTGTGCCACAGTACATTGTACGCACACTAGATAACAACTACTTGCTATACCCATTTCCTGATAAAGAATACACTCTAACATTTGATTACTTTACATTCCCTGATGACTTAACTGCACATGGAGATGTTACTACTATCCCAGATAGATTTGCTCCTATTGTTATTGATGGAGCCTCTGGGTTTGTTTATCAGTATCGTGGTGAAATGCAACAGTACCAATTAAACTTTACACGGTTTGAGCAAGGCATTAAGAATATGCAGAGCTTGCTTATAAATAAATACGAGTACGTAAGATCAACTGTAGTCTACAGACCTAGTAGATTTAGTGGTGGGGTTTCCTTTTAATGCCTGATAGTTCCCAAGTACAACCAGTAGCATTTAACTGTGAGGGCGGTTTAGTTTTAAATCGTTCTACTTTTCTTATGCAACCGGGAGAGGCACTAGAACTAGAAAACTTTGAACCAGACATTGAAGGTGGCTACAGAAGAATAGATGGCTACAGTAAATTTATAAATCACGTAGTTCCTTTTACATCAAGCAATTCTGAAAAAGTATTAATGGTAGCTAACTTTGCAAACAAAGTAGTAGCAGCCAGAGGTGAAAAGATATTTAGTGCTGCCTCTACAGAGTTGTCTGTAAAGATACTAGCAGCTACAGGTATGACAGGCTCTGGTACTATTACAGTAGATAGCACTACAGGGTTTTCTTCTAGTGGTACACTACAAATAACTTCAGAGATATTTACCTACACAGGAGTTACAAGCACTACCTTTACAGGGGTAACACGTGCAACTTCTAGCACTACTGCAGCAACCCATACACTCAATACTATTATCTCAGAGAACTGGACAGTAAGAGATACGGGCAGAACAGATGCAGTAAAGTATAGGTTTGAAAGATTTAACTTTGATGGCAATGATAAGATTATTGTTGTTGATGAAACAAATGCACCTACAGTTTTTAATAGTGCTATCTCAGCTACTGATGTAAGTGGCAGTAGTGTAGCAGGTTCTAAATTTGTAGCAGCTTATAAGTCTCACATGTTTTACGCAGGTAAATCTACTACACCTGCAGAGCTAGTATTTAGTGTACCCTTTGATGAAGACAATTTTACTAGCGGTTCTGGTGCTGGTAGCATTAAAGTAGATGATGACATTACTGGACTAAAGGTTTTTCGGGATAGCTTATTTATCTTTTGTGCAAACAGAATATTTAAACTAACAGGTTCTACCTCTAGTGACTTTGCAGTACAAGCTGTTACTAGAAACATTGGCTGTGTTAATGGTGATACTATCCAAGAATTTGGTGGTGACTTACTATTCCTTGGGCCTGATGGCCTTCGTACTGTTGCTGCTACCGCAAGAATTGGTGACACTGAACTTGGTACTATAAGTAAGAACGTACAGTCTGTATTTGATTTAAATATAAGAGACTCCGCTCTTTTTGAGAGCGTTGTTATACAAGATAAGACACAGTATAGATTGTTCTTTACTAAAGCTAATCAAGCAGAAAACATTACAAGAGGCATTATCTGTGTTATGAAAGCAGATAAGTATGAGTTTTCTGAGATACGTGGTATCAAGCCCTCTGCTACTGATAGCTTTGTTGAAGAAGGTAACGTAATAGTATTACATGGCGACTTCAGTGGTTTTATACATAGGCAAGAAAAAGGCAATACATTTGACGGTACAGATATATTAGGTAGATATAGAAGTGCTGACATGGGTTTTGGTGATACTGGCATCCGAAAGCATATGCAAAGGGTTATTGTTAATTTTAAACCTGAGTCTACTATTAGTGCAGATTTGTTTATTAGATACGATAACGAAGATGCTAACTCTACTAGACCTGATGCGTATCCCTTTGATTCTACACAGACATTCTCTCAGTTTGGTTCTGCTTTATTTAGTTCATTAGATGGTAGTGCTAGGTTTGTATTTGGTGGGCCATCACAACCATTAGTAAGACAAGCGGTAGAAGGTTCAGGGTTTTCTGTTGCATTAAAAGTAAATGACAACTTAACAACAGCCCCTTATTCGCTTAAAGGGTTTCAGCTAGAATATCAATTAGGAGCAAGACGTTAAATGGGTGCTACATACACAAGACAATCATCATTTACTGATGGCGATACCATTACCGCTGACCTCTTTAACAATGAGTACGATCAGCTTCTAGCTGCTTTTGCTACTTCAGGTCACTCACACGATGGTACTGCTGCAGAAGGTGGGGCTATTACTAAACTACTAGGCACTGCTATTACTATTGGTACTAATGGTGCTGACGTAGCTGTTACCTTTGATGGTGGAAGTAATGACGGTCTGCTTACTTGGATGGAGGATGAAGACTATTTTCAGTTCTCTGATGATTTACTTCTTACTACGACAGAAAAAGTACAGTTTCGTGATACTGCCATTTATATTAATTCTAGTGCTGACGGTCAGCTTGATATTGTAGCAGACACAGAGATACAGATTGCAGCTACTACTATTGACATGAATGGTGCTGCTGACATATCAGGTAACTTAGCTGTAGGTGGCAACCTTACGGTAGCTGGTAATGCAACTGTAACAGGTACTACAACGTTTAACGGTGGTACTCTTACTCTTGGTGATGCAGCCTCTGATAACGTTGTGTTTGGTGCTGATGTAAACTCTAGCATTATTCCTAACACAGATAATACTTATGATCTTGGTTCATCAGGGCAAGAATGGAAAGATATCTATATTGATGGTATTGCATTTTTAGATACTATTAATTTTAGCGGTACAGTTATAGTAGCTACTGGTGCTGAAATAAATACTTTAGATGGTATCACCTCTACTACAGCAGAACTGAATGCTTTAGATGGCATTACTGCAGTCGTAGGTGAACTAAATGCTTTAGACATTGGTAGTACTGCAGTGGGTACAGCCGTAGCATCTAAAGCTGTTATATTAGATTCAAACAAAGACTACACAGGTATTCGTAATCTTACACTTACTGGTGATTTAACTATTCCTGATGATGGATTATTTGCAGCTACTAATACTGCTGGTAACATTCTTGTAGCAGATGGAACAAACTTTAATTCTATTGCTGTAAGTAGTTTATCAGAGATTAGCACTGTTGCTAGTGGTGACATCTTTTTAGCTATAGATGCTTCTGGTGGAGGTCTTAAAAAGATTACTAGAAGTGCTGTTGTCTCAGGGCTTGCTACCTCTAGTGCTATTTCTAATCTTGTAGAAGATACCTCTCCACAACTAGGCGGCAACTTAGATACTAATTCACAAAACATCTTGATTGATGACGCACACTTTATTGGTGATGAGAGTGGCAATGAGCAACTTATATTCCAAACTACAGGTAGTGCAGTAAATCAATTTGAGATGACTAATGCTGCTTCTGGTAATCCACCACAACTAGCTGCTACAGGTGGTGACTCTAACGTTGACCTTAATCTTTTAGCTAAGGGTACAGGACACGTAACAATCTACGGTAACTCTAACTCAGGTGCTATACAGTTTAACTGTGAGAGTAATAGCCACGGTCAGATACTTATTGCACAGCCTCACAGTGCTGGTGCTACAAACACTATGCTACTACCAGATGGTTCTAGTTCAACTCTACTGTCACGGGTATCTACAGATACACTTACTAACAAGACTTTAACATCACCTAAGATTAACGAGGATGTAGCAGTAACATCAACAGCTACAGAACTAAACCTTCTTGATGGTGTTACAAGCACTACAGCCGAACTTAATATTCTTGATGGAGTAACCTCTACTGCTGCTGAACTAAATGCCTTAGACGGTATTACTGCAGTTGTAGGAGAGCTTAATGCTCTTGACATAGGTTCAACAGCAGTAGGTACAGCAGTAGCATCTAAGGCTGTCATACTAGACTCAAATAAAGATTATACAGGGCTACGTAACTTTACTGTAACTGGTGAGTTAGATGCAGCTACTCTTGATCTTTCAGGTAATGCAGATGTTGCTGGTACATTAACACAAACTGGTGTAGCTACATTTACAGCTAAATCAATATCTAATGCAGGTGTGTCTGTAAAGAATGGTGCAACGTCTGCTGGTTTTGTTGAGTTCTTTGAGGATTCAGATAATGGCACTAATAAAGTAACTTTGATTGGCCCAGCTTCTACAGCAGATGTAACCTTGACATTACCCTCTGCTGCTGGTATTATTTCAACGATAGACGATGCCACGGCACTGGCGATTGCATTAGGATGATATAGGAAAAACAAATGGCTAATACATTTAAGACAATTACACACGATGTGATGCCAGCTAGTGCTGGTACACCTGAAGCATTATACACTGTGCAGAGTAGCACTAGGGTTATTATCTTAGGACTAACTCTAGCTAACGTACACACAGCACAAGTTACTGCTTCTGTTACTTTAGTTAGTACAACTACTCAGACATCTCAAACACAGAACACAACAGCACACTTAATTAAATCTGCAGCTATACCAGTAGGTGCTTCCTTGAGTGTACTTGATGGTAAGATCGTAGCTAACGCTGGTGATGTTATTAAGATTGATTGTTCTGTAGCTGACAAGGTTTCAGTGATTATGAGCTACATGGAGATTGACAGCTAATGGCAGGATATATTGGTAATAAAGCCGTTGGACTAAATGTTACTACAGGTGACATTCTAGGTGATGTTGGTGTTGGTGGAGATTACTTCTCTAAATCACTTGGTACATCTAATCTACGTCTTGGTGTAAACGCAGGAGATAGCATAGCCTCTGGGGGTAATTTTAACGTAGTCGTTGGCGATGAGGCTGGCACCGCAATTACGACTGGTGATAATAATGTGGCTGTTGGGTTTGATTCTTTAAAGGCAAACACTACGGGTGCAAGCAATGTGGCTGTTGGTCAGAAAGCACTAAACGCCAACACCACCGCCTCTCAATCTGTTGCCATTGGTTTTCAAGCGGGTAAGACTCAAACCACAGTTGGCGCT